GATAAACTGAGGCACGTTGAAATAATGGAACGTCTTTTAGATAAACAAAAAGTTCTTTACACGAGAATGAGTTTGTCTGATGATCCAGAAGCAAGGGAAATGAAAGAACGTATTATGCATTCTGCGGTGATGATGGGTATGCCTCCAGGAACTGATATGACTATTATTCTGAATAATATGTCTAAGATGCTTGAGGCAATGAAAGCACAGATTGACAAAACTGGTTCTGATCGCTAGAATAACAAGGTACACAAAGGCCAAATCCTATTCAATACGAGGTACAAATGTCTAATTTTGCAAATCTTAAAAAGCAATCCTCACTTGGTTCACTGACTGAGAAACTGGTGAAACAAGTAGAGAAGATGAACACCACTTCTAGTGGTGCTGATGATCGTCTCTGGAAACCAGAGATGGATAAGACTGGTGTAGGTTCAGCAGTCATTCGTTTCCTGCCTGCACCTGATGGTGAAGATGTTCCTTGGGTAAAAGTGTATTCACATGCTTTCCAAGGCCCTGGTGGTTGGTATATTGAGAATTCTCTCACTAGTCTTAATCAAAAGGATCCAGTGAGTGAGTATAATCGTGGACTCTGGAACTCTGGTAGTGAGAAAGATAAGGACACTGTGCGTAAGCAAAAGCGCAAACTGTCTTACTACTCCAATATCTACGTCATTAAGGATCCTGCAAATCCTCAAAACGAAGGTAAAGTATTTCTCTTTAAGTATGGTAAGAAGATCTTTGATAAGATTCTGAATGCTATGCAACCTGAGTTTGAGGATGAAACTCCCATCAATCCCTTTGACTTCTGGCAAGGTGCAAACTTCAAACTGAAGATTGTGAAGAAGGATGGTTATTGGAACTATGATAAGTCTGAGTTTGATCGTGTCGCTCCTCTGCTGGATGATGACGATGCTCTGGAAGCAATCTGGAAGAAGCAATATTCTCTGACTGCTATCACTGCTCCTGATCAGTTCAAGTCTTATGAAGAACTTGAGAAGCGTATGAATTACGTTCTTGGACTGGGTGGAAACTCAACTCCTACTCGTTCTCGTGCAGTAGTTGAACAAGAAGATGATCTCGAAGAGTACGAACAGACTCCTTCGGTTCAAGATCGTGTTGTAGAGGAACTGCAACAATCTTATAATCGTTCTAAGTCTCCTTCACTTCCTAAAATTACTCAAGAAGATGAAGATGAGGACGATGCTCTTTCCTACTTCCAAAAGTTGGCTGAAGATTGATTATTCGTAAAGTCTAATATTATCTCCTTTCTTAAGGTTCTCAGAAATGTATTGCTGAGAACCTTTTTTATATGGCATGAGAATATCCATATCATTAAATACAACGTTTAGATATTCTGCTTTAAGAACGTAAATATTTTTTTTCTTTTCGTTAAGTCTTACTTCATAATCATAGTTTGTAATTTCTACTCTTATTTTATTTCCACTTACTGTCTTATAAACTCCTTGATCATAATAATCAAAAAAGAAATTTTCTGGTACTATCAATCCACTTGGAATTAATACTTTATCTCTAGAATCTTTTACTTCTAAGGTTTCGTAGTGATGAACTCCAGAGTATAATTTTTCATAGGTGCCATATTTTTCAAGCATTTGTGCATCAAAAGTTTGTTGTGATATTGGCCACTCCGATTTAATATCTAAAATATTATTTGATAGTAGAACTACCCAATCTAAATTGGGATTATTATAGAATTTATATGCCACATTATCTGGCCTTTCACCGGGAACAATTGTATACTTTTCAAAATAGGCTAAATTTGCAAATAAATCATCAAAAAGTTTTGCCCTTTTGAAAAGGTTTTTAACAACAATATATTCTGAAAGTTGCTTTTCGTCTTTGTTTCTGGAAATATATCCAAAATTTGGAACGTGTCTGAAATATGGTTTTGACATATTAGTAACCTATTGGGTGAGATGCAGCAGCACCTTCTGTATAATCTTCGAAGTAGATTGGTTCTAGTTCTTGGAACGTCATTGTTATAGTGTAACTAGTCATGGTTCCGTCTGGATATGTCATATACGTTTGATTTGGTGTATAATCAACGGAACAACTAAGAAGAGCACATTCTTTAATCAGGTTAATAGCGGGTGCTGGGTTTCCTTGATATTCAATAAAAAAACTATTTGGTGCTAGTAAAAATACTTTATCTTTGCTTTTTCTTGGAGCCATATTCTTTTTAAAGAATTTGATGATCTCCTTAATATTTTTTGCTTCAGCTGCATCTCTTGCAGTCATTCTAAATGCAAAGTTAAAAGGCCTTAAAGTTGGTGCAGAAAATAAAAGTTCTAGGTTAGGGTTTAATACTTTTCCATATCTTCCAATTAAATTTTGAGCGCCAATTGCTTCTCCAGCAAAAGCGATTTTTATGTCTCCCGCATTTTTACTAATTTTTTTTAATGTATCATTATACGCTTTCCCCATTCCTGCGGCTAAATCATCTGTTCCTTTTGCATTCATCGCTGAAATAGATGCATTTGCCGCTTGCACTTGTATTTCGTTGAGAGTATCTTGATTCCATTCAACAGCATTATTATCCGTAATTGATGCTTGAACAGGTAAAAATACAGAAGTTCCTCCTCTTGGTGTTGATCTATTCCGCGATGAAAGTTGTCCTGGACGACTTCCCGATCCAGCAGCTCCACTTGGTTGATATTGTACTGCGGTAAATTTAATTTTATCTTGCGTATCGGGCATATCAAGTGGATACATTAGATATGCAGCTCCACCTGCTGCTGGTGCAGCACTTGGAGTTGCTGTATTGCTAGATCCACTTCCTCCAACATCAGAAGATTTTGCATTTTCTGGAAAAAAGTTTCCTTCTGTTGACTTTATTTGATCCTGACTGGTTTTACTTAATTGCGAATTAGGATCTGCAAGCAATGCCTTTTCTTGTGTGGTAGCATTTGTTGGATTAATTGCTGTTGTTTTCCCAGTGCTATCTGCAAAAGATCCAGAAATAGGAACTCCACCTTGTCCCTGCGCGTTAGTTCTGTATAAAGTCGAAGAAAACGTACCATCAGAGTTTGTGGTGACTTCTGTTATGTAAAAGTTATTACCAACTTGATTGACTCCGCTAGACGCAGTTTTTGCCATTAGATAGAGAGTTTTTTATTTATTTAGACGGATTTTTGCATAAGGTATTGATAGCATTTCATCTAATTCTTCATATTTAACAACATGAAGTTTTCCAGCAACTTCTTCCCAAGTGTACTGTCTTGATTTTCTCCAATGAAAATTAACTGCTTTGAATCCCCATTTCTCCAAAGATGTGCAAGCAATTAATGGATGTTGATCATACTCAATATTTGGTGTTTTGGGGTTATAAACAAAAGTATAAAATTTTCCTGGTTCTGGATATAAAACTTCTTCTGTAAGAACACTCATAATAATGAGCATTAAATCTTCAGGATCAGTTGTAGCGTATTGTGAAATTTGTTTTTGCAATTCTTCCATTCTTGGAGGAAGAATACTATAAGTAGGTTTTGCTTCGTTGCTATTAGATTGATTGGGATCTTCTGCCATTACTTGATACCTAATTCTTCTTCTGTAATGACTTTGAACTCTAACATTCTATCCGCACACCACTCTTGTGCTGCTTTCCATTTTGCTTGATTGACTGCATAAGTTCTACATTCGTGTAGATATGATTTAGTCACTCTTGATTTTTGCTTTGGTGGAACTGTTTGCTTCTTTGGTTTCACTTCAATTACATAAGTCTTAATTTTACCAGAAGACTCTTTTACCTTAATTAAGTAATCTGGAAAATAACGATGAACTCTACCATCTACCGGAGATAAGTAACCAATACAAAACTCTTCAGATGCCCAAGATACTATACTTGGATTGTGATCGCACCAGTAACAGAAGCGGCGCTCCCAACTGCTTCTGCAGATAATATTGTTTGCGTCACCTTGATATTTTTCTGGATGAGATGGTTTGTAGATACTTTTAATACTTTCTGCCATTTTCCAGCATACATAATAATATAACAATAAAAATATTTATAGATGCCAGGATTCACTCCTAAAAAGGTTCCAGCAGCAGAGATTAAAGCAAAGTTATTGAGGCCTTCTCTAACTGCACAATTTCTATGCACTTTTAATCCTCCTGCTGCGGTATTGGGATCTCCTGCAGGACAATATTATAGAAATCTTGATAATGGAGAAACATTGTCTCTATTATGTTCGGAAGCAGCACTTCCAGGAACATCTCTTATGACTGCGGAACAAAATGATGATCGTACTGGAGTCACTGAAAGATTTGCTTATAGGCGATCATACGATAATGTAGCGGAATTTAGTTTTTTTATTGATACTAAGTATAGAGGGCAAAGTTATAATTTAATCCTGTTTTTTGAAGAGTGGATACGATATACTACAGGAGATACTAGTTTTACTCCGAATGGAAATTTTAATTATAGAGTTAATTACCCTGATGGCCCAACTGGATATCGAACTGAAATGTTTTTGAGTAAGTTTGAGAAGGATCATGTGGGTAACTTTTTAGAATATACTTTCGTCAAGGCATTTCCTATTACTATTTCAGCAATGCCAGTAAGTTATTCTGGTATGCAATTATTGAAATGTTCAGTTGGATTTACTTTTAATCGTTATTTTGCAAGAAATCTTGGAGCTGCTCCATCCGTAGCTAGAGGTGGAACTGCTACAAATGTTCCAAATCCACAAGATGTATCATATGTTGGACAGAAACCAGCAACAGATGTATTTACGGGAAGTCCATCTATAAGTGGCAATTATTTTAATAATATTGCTCCAAATAGATCAAACCAGCAAGTTAATGAATACTATAATAATTTTGGAGACAATACCCAAAACTCTACTAATTATCTTACTCCCCATAAATAAAGTACCTGAATTGTATTAGGAGATTATGCCTTTACCAAAGATTAATACCCCAATTTATGAATTGGAACTTCCTTCAACGGGAAAACCAATTGAATATAGGCCTTTTCTTGTTAAAGAAGAGAAATTACTATTAATTGCAATGGAGTCTGAAGATACAAAACAGATTACTACTGCAATTAAAACGGTTATCTCAAATTGTATCATAACAAAAAATATTAAAGTTGAAAAACTACCAACATTTGACATTGAATATTTGTTTTTAAATATTCGTGGAAAGTCTGTTGGAGAAGAAATTGAACTGAATATTATCTGTCCAGATGACGGAGAAACTACTGTTCCTGTAACAATTCTTTTAGATGATATTCAAATCACAAAAAACCCAGAGCATACAAACAAAATTAAAATTGATGATACTTTGATGATGGAGATGAAATATCCATCATTAGATCAATTCATTAAGAGTAATTTTGATTTTTCAACAAATGATACAATGAATCAATCCTTTGAATTAATTGCATCATGTATTGACAAAATTTATAATGAAGAAGAGGTATGGGACTCTGCAGATTTAACCAAAAAAGAAACCATGGAATTTTTGGATCAGTTGAGTTCAAAGCAATTCAAAGAAATTGAAAAATTCTTTGAAACCATGCCTAAACTTTCTCATACTATAAAGGTTAAAAATCCAGTTAGTGAAATTGAAAGCGAAGTGACTTTGGAGGGACTTTCAAGTTTTTTCGCATAGGACTATATCATATGAATCTTGAAAGTTATTATAAACTTAACTTTTCATTAATGCAGTACCATAAATATTCATTGACTGAAATTGAAAATATGATCCCTTGGGAAAGGGAAATTTATGTTGCATTGTTGAAACAACATATAGAAGATGAAGAGTTAAAGTATAAACAACAACAAAGTTCATATAACTGGTAATATGAATGTAGCGTCCGAACAAATTGATGAAAGGATTGTACGATTACTTGGTATTCAATATACCTTTGATATTGATTATGACACATACTTAATTCTTCTTAGAGAGGCAATTGTCAAGGGACAATCAAAATTGCCTCCAGAAGAATTAGCTCTGCTTGCAAATGAAAGAAAAAGATTATCGGGCAAAAAAGGTAGATTCAGAGTTAATAAAAAAAGAGTAAATATAAATTCTCCATCCTTTACTAAGTTTTTAAAACCATCAGTTGCTCCAATATCTTCCCCGATTGCTCCACCACAACTTCCTGAAGGTTCTGGAGCAGCAACAAGTAATCTAGATTTAGAGTCTTTACAACGTCCTTTAGATTCTATAAAAAATGCATTACAAGCCATTTTAGGTGTAAGGCAGAGTTCATTAGAATATGATAGAAAATCAGCAGAAAATGACAGAAGACAAAAAAGAGAGGAGGGATTAGAGGGTGTAAAAAGAGGAATGGATATGGTGAAGGCGGCGACTCAAAAGTTCATTTCGCCTTTTCAAAATATTTTAGATCGTATTTGGAAGTTTATATTTTTCACTTTACTTGGTAGAGCATTTACCCAAATTTTAGATTGGTTTAATGATCCAAAAAATACCAGAAAAGTACAAGTCCTCACCAAATTTTTAAAAGATTGGTGGCCCACTTTATCAGTAGCCGCTTTATTATTCTTAACGCCATTTGGTGGATTTATACGCGGAACTTTAAGAATGGCAGGTGCCTTTACTGGCAGATTGCTGAGTGCAATTCCCCGTATGTTGGGGATGTTAAATCAACTAAAGAAATTTATAATTAGGCATCCATTACTAGCTGCTGGAGCATTAGTTTTAGGTGCTGGGGCAGGATTAGCAGTAAAAAATAAGTTAAACGAATCTCAAGAAGGTGTTGATTTAAACAACCCAGAAGGATATAGAACAGGTGGTGTTGTAGGACATCGATACGCACAAGGCGGATCTGTTTTACAATCTTATTTGCAAGGATTGGGAGGAGCATTAAGGAATTTCAATTCTTCTTCATATTTTGGTTATGATGGTATTGATACCACAACAGGAAAGAAAATACAAGGTTTTGGCCCAGATACTCAACTCATCGCTGCACAACCTGGAGAAATTGTTATTAATAAAAGAACAGTTGATGCTGTCGGAGCAGATGCTTTCTTGGATTTAAACCGTTATTATGGCGGCAACGGCGCAAACAAACCAAAGGCAGGTAGATTCTTTAATACTGGTGGTGAAGTTGGAGGAGATTCACCATATGGAAGTGGATTAAAAAATAAAAGTCCAATTCCTGGTTATCCAAATTATCAAAATCCTAGGGACAAATTTGGACAATATTTCCATAAGATATACAGCATTGCAAAAAGTTTGGGAGATCCTTTTCCCGAAGTCACTGCAGCACAAGCTGCATATGAAAGTGGTTATGGAAGTTCTGAGTTTGCTGCTAAGTATAATAATCCTTTCGGACAAGATGCTGGGCCCAGAGAAAAAGGACATGAATATGTTGATCCAGTTGACGGAACTAAACATAAAATTAAAATATATGCCAATACCGCTGATGCTATTGCAGACAGAATGAGAATGTGGCGTAAGCATTATGGAAAAGCAAAAACATTTGGAGAAGCAATTAATAATATTATAAATGCCGGATATAATAAAGCAAATCCAAATTATGCGTCTAATGTCAATAACATTTTAGCAGAGCAAGGAATCGAGGTTCATAAACCTAGGCCACAGTTCACAAATGAAGCAGCAGGAAAACCAAAACCAAAAGAAAAAGAAAAAGCACAACGTCCTTGGTACGATCCTTTTGGATGGTTTGGTGGTGCTGCTGCCGTTCAGAAAAAGATGATGGGTGGAATAATTAAAGAACTAAAAGGAGATAATAAAGGAGTAGACAGATCAATCTTCAAAGGATTAATCAAAGCATTGGAAGGTGGAGGCCCAGTTACTGACAGCACAGGAATTAATATTCCTGGAGCAACAGATGATAGACAACTCACCGCATTAAAACCAAATGAATATGTACTTACTGATAACTTTGTTAGAAAATTTGGATTGGCAAACATAGAAAATATGGTTGCCTCAGTAGATCCATACTCAAAGGCAGCTAATAGTATTATTCCTTTTTCTGGAAAAGAGCCTGGTGTTCCTAATATTACTCCATTACCTTCTTCAGGTGGGGTAGAAACGCTTCCTACAATTCAGGCATCACCTTCAAATGGTTCTGGCCAGGGAGGAAATCCGGGAGGCAATGGGGGTGGTGGAGAAGCATCATTCTCTGTGAGATCTGATAGAAATCAAAATGATTATTATCGTCAAATCTACGGGATTGTAGGATAATGGCAATATTAAGTCCTTCAAAACTTTTGGGCGGATCAAAAGCAAAAGTTGATATTGTAACTAAAAAAATTCAAGTTCAAAATTTATATAATCAAGAACGCATAAGTGGTATCAAAAATTCTTTGTTAGATATTGAAAAACTTGCCAAAACTATTTTACAGCAAGATCAAACTAGTCAGACTAATAGAGCGAATATTGATCAAAAAAAAGAAAACGAAGAAAGAGAGACACGATTAGAAACTCCTCAAGAAAACAGAAGATTTAATCTACCAAGAATTCCTCTACCTGGCATGAGTTTTCTGGATAGAATTAAAAGATTTTTATTCATAACCGCTCTTGGTTGGTTATTTTCAAATTTACAAGATAAACTTCCACAGTTAACTGGAATTGTTCAAACAATTGGTAGTATTTATGGGGTAGTTGAAAAAGTTTTTGGATTTATCTTAGAATCTGTAGTAAGTTTTATAGATCGTGGGTATCAAGTATATGATAAACTTAGAGATGCTGTAAAAAATCTTGGTGGTGAAGGATCTCAGCAAATTTTTGATAAACTTTCTTCCACTTTAAATCGGTATATTAATGGTGTACTGATTGGAGGATTATTACTTTCTAGTGCCATTGGTGGGTTTATGTCTACCTTTGGCAAATTTACACCACCAAAACCTAAACCTCCTACACCCAAACCAACCGGTTTACCGACAAGATCAGCAGCACCAGGAAGGCCTGGAAAACCTGGACTAGCACTCCCACCAGCCAGAACTCCCGGTGGCAGAATGCTTCAAGGAGTTCTTGAAGAATCTACAGAACAACTTGGTAAAGGTGCAGGAACAAAAGGAGTTCTTAAGAATATAATGAGGGCAGTTAAAGGCCCATTAGGAAGACTACCTATTTTAGGAGCACTGGTTGAGTTTGGAATATCTTGGGCACTTGGCGATCCTGTTGGAAAATCAGCATTTCGCGGAGTTGGAACTTTATTATTAGGTGCTATCGGATCATTTTTAGGCCCACTTGGGACATTTTTTGGTGGTTGGATGGGGGCAGAACTTGCTGGATTATTATATGATTATCTGTTCCAGAATAAGAAAGGAAAAATTGGAAATCCTCAGCAGAAATATACTGGTGGTGTTGTTATAAAAAAATACGCCAGAGGAGGAGAAATTTTTGCTGGAACTGAAGGTAGATCGATTACAATCAGAAGAAAGAAAAGAGATGTTCCACCTCTTCCAGAAATAAACCCCGGAGAAGATGTTGGTGGAAGAGATATGATTCAAAAATTATATCCAGATCCATCAAGACAATTAAAAATTGGAACTCCAAATCCATATTATGCACTTACAGGAGCAGCAAGTGATTTTAGATCGGCACCATATGGTTTAGGTGCCTTAATGAGTGGTGCAATATCAGTTGCTCTTGGACAAAAAATGGGATTGAGCACTGTTTTAAATGCTGCAGCAGGTATTGAAAATATGTTCTATGATAATTATGATGAATCGACAGGAACAATTAATGTTTTTAATTTAATTTTAGGATCTGTATTATCTACTGCCACTGCTGCACTAGAAAACGTTAAAAGGCAGTTACCAAGAGCTAAAGCAAAAGAAGAACAAAAACCACCTCCGGCAGATCAACCGGCAACAAGAGGCGCTAAACCACCAACATCTTCTCCTGGAGGAATTAATGTAGGTGGATTAGTAGTGGGTAGAGTTGGAAGTACTGGCAGATCAACAGGCCCTCATATTCATATTGAAACTGGTGATGGGTATGGAGGAAAAGGTGGAATAGTACCTCAAAGTGTTCTGGATGGTATAATTGTAAATGGAAAACCATTGTCTTCTTATTCAATGGGTGATGGTTTAGGTGCTGGAAGAGGACATCAAGGATTTGATTATCCAATGTATGGGGGAGAACCTATTGTTCTGAAAGGTGGACTTAAGTTTGTAGAGTATGATAATGTCAGTCAAACTGCATATGGAAATGCTTTGATTATATCTGATGGATCTAGAAAGTATTTAATCGCGCATTTATCATCTGGCCCAGATAACCCAAATGCCATCGCAGAAATTCAGAAAAAAGAAAAAAAATCAGGACAAGCAGTTGCTACTGCACAACCATTAGATAATACTTCTACATCAAGAATGCCTACACCATCTGCTCCGGTTGGAGCGGGAAATGTTGGAAGTGTTCAGAAGCAAGCATTAAATGTTATTGGTAAGTATGAATCTGACTCTGTTGGTGGATATAATGCCGTCAATCAAATAGGTATAGCTGGTGGAAGAGGAACTTCTGGGTTTTCTGGCGATATTCGTCAAATGAAACAGCATAAAGGAAGATCTCTTACTGATATGACTATTGGCGAAATTATGAATCTTCAGGCAGAAAGGCCTGGAATGTCAAATGAAGAATGGATTGCTCAAGGTAGATTACATGCAGTTGGTAGATATCAATTTATTGGAGGAACTTTGCCGGGAGTTGTGGCAAGAGCTGGCATACCAGCAACTGCTAAATTTACTCCAGATGTTCAAGATAAACTTGCGTTACAGTATCTCAAAGAAGCTGGACTTGGTGCTTGGATAGGCCCTTCAGATCGTGCAACTGCGTCTGAGAGAGCGATTGTAGAGCAGGCAAGAAAAGCAAAGACTGGTGGATTAATATCGCCATCAAGATCATCACCAAACGTTACACCTCTTCAAACTTATCCATCATATTCTCAGCAACAATCAAAAATGATGATACAACCAATCACTAAGATTGTTTACAAAGAAAACTTAAATAAAAAACAAGATAGTGGAAGAGGATCTAATATTTTGGAAAAATCTGGAGTAAATAGTAGTAGTAACCTGGCACTGAAGAGTAGATAAAATGCCTTTCGCAAATGCAGCCGCTCAAGCCGGCGCCGGACAAATTAAATCTTTTTTATTTTACGGAAATAGTAAGGCACCATTGGATGTTTCAAGTGCTTGTACAGAACTTTGTTACTATGAAAGTATTCTTGATGATACTGTTCGAGTAACAGCTAGATTTGTTGATGCAGGACATAGAAATACTAAAGCAACCGAAGGAGTTGCTGCATCAGAAAAAGACGATTTGAACCTAACCGTTGGAGAAAAGGCAGAAATTAAGATAGTTGATGGAAATAACGTTGAATTGGATTTAAG